CGCTTTGCGTGAATATTTGCCCAGAGTCCCTGTTGTCTAGTTCTTGCCATAATTACATTGTTGTAAAGTTGCCATTTGAAGCATCGTCTTCATTTGTTTTGAAAGAAATAATATCATCAATTTCTTTTAGAACCCTCTCAAATCCTTCTTTGTATTTAGCCTGCAATGCGACTTCTTCAATCGTTTTTCCATCGCATGTAGGAATACGCGACTGCAAATATGCCTTTAGCTTGAACCCACTCTTTTGTGAGTAGTCTCGAAACTTGGCAGAGTCTTCACTCGTCCAATTCATTTGTTATTTATTTTTATCAATAGTAGGTGCAGGGGATACCTGCCGCCCATAAGAGTTGGGGCTTTTGTCTTGGATGAATTGCCTTCCAAAAGACTTGAGACTTTCAAAATAAGCTGATGCAGATTCGTCTGGAGAACCACTCATGCCTTGACCTTCAAGCTGAGAGTAGGCCAGTTGCTCTTCTGGGGTCATCTTCTTCTCTGCGCTTCCAGCACCCATTTGTTGCTGGTAATAGCGTTTGGTCTTCATCGCTTCATTTTGTCCACCCATATTTTTTATTTATATTTGTTTTTGTTTGTTATGCAAATGTTTTATCCAGCTGTTGGAGGCTTGGGAGGATTTGCAACATCATTAACCATTCCAAATTGTGTTGGGATTTCCTCTGCTGCCTTTCCAGCTTCACGCGATTGACCAAGACTGACTCGACCAGACATTCTTCCCCCAAGAGCAGGTGGCGAGGCTGCTGGCTGCAAATCTGGGTGCATTGGAATATTCTGCCCTGCTGTCAGATGCTGGAATGCTTTTTCTGCTGAAGAGCGAAACTCGTTGATTTGTTTTGAGTCCATTCCTTTTGCCTGCGCTTGCATGATATGCCCCATAAAATGCTCCAAAGCCTTGTTCAAGGGTTGCACCATCTCTGGAGGCAACGAACCTGCAGGAGCGTTTTCTATGAGCGGCATCAGCTTTTGGGACATGACACCCAAATGCACAATGTCGTTGTCGCGTGGGGAAACAGGAACCTCTTGACCAGCAATGATGCTCTGAAGCTCAATAATCTGTTGGCGTGTGGCCTCAATCGCAAGAGACTCGACTTGTTCTTTAGGCAGGATGACTGCATTCGCAATGCTCTCCCCAAGCTTCCTGCTCCAATCTAGTTTGAGCAATTCGTCTTGATTGACATTCGGGTTACCCATGTATCGTTGAATCATCATGTCCAGAATCTGCTCGTTCTGGGCTTGCGTGTCTGGCAACAATTCTTCTGCTGGGCTATATGCCATAAGAAGAATGTCAGAGGGGGGAACATTCCTCTCCAGCATATTCAACACACACGCAATCGCGTCCTCGTCCAAGTGGTTTGGAATTTGGAATGGAACAAGGAATGAGGGAAGTTCCATAACGCTGCGATCAAATGCATCAACAACATCAGCCCTAGCCCATACAGCATTGGGAACCATCTGTCTTGCGATGTCCAGCTTGGTCTTTAGTTCTGCAGCAGCCCTGATATGCTCTGGGTGACAGATTCCTCGCTGCATTCTTTCAACTGCCCTGCTGTATTGCTTTGAAAACCGCATAAGGATTCCTTCGCGGATTTGGTTCTCAATCGCAGCAACACGATTGATCTCTGATGCAGTCACCTTTTGGTCACGCATTCCCAAAGCAGAGCTTGGGAGAAATGTTCCAATCTGGATTTCAGCAAGACCAGAAATAAAGCGATCAAGCGTGATAAAGTCATCAACATTTGCTGGCATGTTTTGAGGAATGACATCATATCCCTCTGCGATATAAGCAACAGGGTGATGGACAGTAAGTGGCGCTGCCCCAGCCTTGGCATTTGGGCCTTTCTTCAGAAGCAACATTCCAGAGAGATAGGAATTGTCCACAACTAGGTTGCGCGCCTTCTCGACTGCAACATGGGTATTGTAAAGGTCGCGTCCAGCACCACGAGAACTCATCAGGTTTCCACTTCCAATCTCAACGCTGAACAGCGCCAAGCACTCGCTCATCCTGTTGTATCGATCAATTTGTGTGCAAATCTCGTCGCCACTTTTATCATCAAAAAGAAAACGGCTTATCTTCCCATTTGGTTCTCGCACCAAAAGCTCTCCAAGCTCTACATACTTGGCATCGTTTTCATAGCTTGCTCCATAACTTCCCTCACGAATCCAATCTTCATAACGCCTCGCGTCATCATCAGCATCAAGTGTTCTTCCAGCAGGAATTGCATTATTGATCGCTTTAATGAGGTTCTTGATGTTCCACCCTGCCATTGCAGACATTCTTGCGTCTTCAAGAATTGGCAAAAGTTCTGCAATTTGGTATCGGCGCTTCCTTGCCCAAATCGGCGTTGCTTCAGTTTCTTGAGGAGTCTCAATGCTAAAGAATGTGTAGTCTTGACGAAGGAAGTCTGGCTTCCAGTCACGAAGGTCATCCCAGCAGAGTCCACAGTATCCAAATGTCGTGTTCTCATGCACAACTTGTGCAACAATGTCATCGTGACCACTCCATCCACGGATGCACTTCGTAATCTCTTCACGAAAAACCTTGGTCTTGTGTTCAGCATCCACGCTTTCAATTGGGAACTTTGTGTATGTAAGCGTAGGAGCCTGCTCAATGACTTGTTTGAACGGGGGCTGGATTCTGCTAATCATCGTGGACAAGAAACCAGTAGGACGATTGCTCCTCCAGTTTTGCCCCATGCTTTCGAGTTTTTTTGCGCTATATGGAGGCTCGTTGTTTAGCTTCTTTTGAATGAGTTGATTCTTGCGATTACGCTCAACATTCTGCTGCTTTAATCTGCGATATGCAGAGTGCGCTTGTGCAGCATCCTTGAATGTGCGCCTAACTTGCAGTGTCTTGGGATCAACAGTATCACCATTGCTTGTCGGTGACGGATCAACAACATCAAGATTCAGTTGCCTCGGCTTACTCTGGTTGTCTGTAATACGAGGAGCCTTGTTAGCGTAAGTATCGGTAACAAGGGCGGGTAGTGGTTTCAAAACATCTGCCATAATTATTTAGTATTCAACCAGCAAAAATCTGGCAAATCATTTGACGCAGACAATGTTTCCTTGTCAAAGAAAATTGCCGTCCTGTTGTCATGCCTCAACATCCTGCATCCACCCAAAACTGCAGATGATTTTGTATCTCTTGCGTTGCGAATGCTGGCACAAATGCGATCTGTTGCTGCAATACATGAAGAACATCCCCCTCGCCAATTCACATTGTTTGGACATTGGCGGCAAATCTTCGCCCTCTCTTCTGCCAACTCGTCACTGACCAAATTAATTCTCTTGTTTGAATGCAATATGTTCCTTGCCCAAGTTCCAATGTCCTGCATCAAGTCTCCAGATGCAGTCTGCGATGAAACACTCGTTACAACAACCATGTCCACGCCATGGCAGAAATGAGGCCAGTTGCCACAAATATAATTGGTTACATCACCTTCAACATCTCCAACTGGAATGTGGTTTTCTGCACGATAACTTGTTACATTATCAAGCAGGTTTTTATAACTACTGCCAGTGATTCTAAAATCACTTTCCATGTAGTGGTGTCCTCCGGGCGGTATCAGTCCTTCAATTGGTTTAGGCATTTTATTCAGAAAAATCTACATATTCCATCTTTTCGATTCCTTGCAAGGCTTTTGTTCGCTCTGGCAATGCAGGCTTGGCATCGTTCATGGTGGCAATTGCGCCTCCCCGTTGACGGAGCAAAAACACTAATAATGATAGAGAATCCAATGCGTCTGGGGAATGTTGCCTTGTGCGCTTGCAGTAGTCGCCCTTGCTTTCCACGCGAACCAGTCCTTGTCCCTTTTGCTTGTATCGCCTCGCAGTTGCTTGCCTGACAAGTTCCTCGCTTCGGAATCCCGGCGAGATTTTCAAGTATTCAAACTCAAGATACTTTGCCAGACCAAATATCAATTCCGTAACAACTCCAGAATAAAGTTGTGATGCTGGCAATGAATCGTCGCCAAGGATATGCGTGTCAGTTGCAGCAGTTGAGTAATTCACCCCCAACACATCACCCCAGACAGTCTTTAGCGAATCGTGGATTCCAGCACCATTCCCAGTTCGATCCACACAAACCCAATTTGGAGCGATACGCATTTGCTTACAGAATCTGACAATGTTTGCCGACTGCTCCAATGTCGCTGCCTTTGGGAAAGTCATCTGTGAGTCAAGTTGCAAGACAACCTTGGGCTTCTTGTATTCAACAAACCTGCCACTCATTGGCGTATAGCCGTCAGAAAGCCCAAATCTGCCGTAGGAACACACTACTTGGTCATTCCCCTCCAAAGCCAAGTCGAACGCACACAGTGGCACTACAGGCCCAACAAAGCGGGTAACTCCCATGGCATTGTCCATCATCGCAGGGGTAATGATTGCCATCGATACGCCTTCTTGGGGAAACCAACCTCTAGCCATGGTAAAATATTCGGCAGTCCTGCCCTTGGCTTCATACGCCTGATAGCCTTCGTGCGTCTGCAAACCGGGGAACACAATCTTTTTCTGTATGACATTCTCGCACCTTGCAGCATCCAGCCTCAATACATGCCAAGCATCCCTGCTCTTCCACTCAAAGTCCTCCTCGCAGTCAACAGAACCCCAGCCAGAAGTAGGCTCACAACGCTTGCCAAATTCGCTTGTCCTATCCTTTGGGTTGCTTGCCCCAAATATCTTAATCCTGCCCTTGGCCCCTTCCGTATCGGCAGCAGACAATATGTTCTGCAATCCCTCCCACACCCCAGCAGGAACTTCCTCTGCTTCGTCCAGCACAACATGAGTGCGAGACATCCTTCCCCATTTAGGATGCGGTTTACCACTTCTTGGGCTTGGGTGGAATCCACGCAATGTTCCAGTCCCACTATCGCCCTTCGGAACAGCTACAAGGTGGATGCCATTCTTGGAATCGTTATTTGCCTGTATGCTTTTTACAAGTGTCTCGCTTCCTTCAAATTCTGGTCTTACCAATGCAGTCGTGTAAAACTTCTTAATCGCTGCAAATACATTTCGTTGAGCGTGTTCAGCAGTCAATGATACAACCTTAATACAGGTATAGTGAGGGTCACGCATCCAATCCAACAAGAACCATGCTGCTGCACCGAATGTTTTTCCCATCGCTCCAGCACCCTGTATGAGCAACTTGTCATGCTCAAACAAGCACCTCCATGTGTTCTGGCTGGACATTGGCCTCCAATCATAGACACTTGGCCCCCAAAGGATAGTTGCTGCTGCTTCAAACTGATCTGCATCCAACAAGGTCTGGACATAGTTTTTCACTATTTCCTTCGATTTTGGTATATCCAATTCGACCTTTCCCTTCACAACTGCAGCATTTAGAATGATATGCTTCGCAGCATAGACAATCCCAACATCTTCGTCCTTGTCTGCCTCTGCCCTAATCTCTTCAGCAAGGGCAATAACTCTATTTACGCTTCCTCCAATCACACAAGTTCTGGAAGATTGCGTTCCCTCTTATACTCAAGCAAAACTTGCCATACCTTCTCAAGTGTATCGTCACATCCCTTAACCAGCTTTTTAGTCACAGTCCCATCGTCTGCATGTTCCTCAACCCAAAACTCCCTAAACTCACCACTGTCATACCTCAACTTGCTTCTAATCTCGTTCTCCAAGTCGCCAATCACAAGCAATGCATCAAGCCCAGCCAATGCATATGCATGGTCGTGTTGATCTTCTGGTAAATTGAATTCAAGTGTCGCTTTCATCAAGTAATCCTTCTATGAACATAATACATATATCAACCAAAACAACTTGTGCAATGTAGAACTCTCTAACCAAGTAAAGCCATGCAATCTTGAATATCATGGGCAATTCCTCATTCCTGCATATAACCCATTGCCTTTGGAATACCAACCTTCACCAGTGTAAACATCCAGCACATCGCTGAAATACTTCTCATACATTGGCGCAACCTTCTCCAAAGTAAAGTTCATACCCCATCTCCTGCAATCCATTGGCTTGATTTGGTCGATGTTCTCAATCGCATCCACAAAGTCTCCCATCGTCCTACACCTAAACCCAGTAATCCCATGAAGGTTGTTCTCTGCAAAGCTTCCCCAGTCAGTCGTGATCGTAGGAGTCCCACAAAGCAAGTTCTCAATCTGAACGCCTCCAAATGGCTCAAGATACTGCGAAGGCAAGAATGATGCTCTCGCATTGGCCATCAATTCCCTGCGCTTCACCATATCGGCATATCCAACATATTCCACATGCGAAGGCAATTTATATCCCTCCTCTTTCTGCCCTGCGATGACAAGCCTAACGCCTGCCCTCTCTGTTGCCTGAATCGCCACATCCACACCCTTTCCACTATAAACCCTGCCCAGATACAAAAAATAATCATCCTTCTTCGCGTTGAATTCAAAATCTTCTTCATCAAAATAATTAGGAATCACCACATCATACCAGTCCTGTTTGCATTCGCCAACTGCCTGCATCCCGTAGTAGGCATGGTAAATCGCATATGACTCAAACACCTTCCACCTAGCCCAATGCCCCCCTGCATAGCCGATCCCCGGCTCGACGCAAATCATGTCTGGATGGGCATCGCAAACAGGGCGAACACCCGAACCCCAGAAGGGCAAAATGAAATCGTTCTTCTGCTTCCTCTTCCCCACTTCCCTAATCGCATTCTCGTAAAACTTCCTATAGGCATGATCATTCGTATCAAACTTGAAGAATGTTTTTCTCCAATCGTGCGAGCCATAGCTTTCCCTAAAATCATTGTTCGTCAGCACTGTGACATGCTCAGTGCATTTCAAATCTGAATCCTCATGCCCATAGTGGATGACTTCATGCCCTCTCTCAACCATCATCTTGCCAAACTTCAAAACCTTCTGAGTATATGCACAAGCGTTGAATTCCCTGCTCGTTACTGTATGAGGCAATCCTAATGCGTGCAGTCTCATATTTATTTATTCAAAAGCTTGTATCCATCTCTAAAGTTTCCTCGGTAAATCTCAACTCCTTTTTTCCTCACTGTGAAAACTGATGGCTTCCCTCTATGATCCCAACTCCCTGAAATGTCACCTTGTCCAATCTGAACCAATTCAACGCCGAAATCCTTCGCAAGTTCTATGCTTGTCGCGTCTCCGTCGTAAACATCACGAAAAACCACCCTCTTGATCCCATGGCTTGCAATCGCTTTCAAACAATCGTTGCACGGAAGCAATGTCACAGCAATCAAAGCGCATTCGTTTGGCTTCACATACCGCAACGCATTTTGCTCTGCATGCACCACAAACAGCCTTCGCCTATCCCTGTCCTGCCAATCCTCGCGCATTCCTGCAGGAAAGCCATTGTAGCCAATCCCTGCAACTGTGTTATCATGCCTCAACACGCACGCCCCTACCTTTTGCCATGGGTCTTTGGATTTCCTCGCAGCTACCTC